CCAGCAGCTTTCGCAACGCAAGGTCTTCCGGCTTAGGCGGCGCACCTTGGTACCCCTTGGGCTGATAATTCAGCCAAAAGGCCAACGCTTTTCCGCTAAGGTCGCCGAACTGAATGCCGCCATCGAACTTCGCCCACATCGGCACGCGGGCAGCCTTCCAGCCGGTGAAAATGCCCTCTTTGTGGCCTGACGTATTCTTTACCCCTCCCCCCGTGCCGTTGGCTTTAATCGCCGTCAGAATGTCTTCCAACAGCTCGATGATTTTCTGTCCTTGGTCTGGTGTCATTGGTTATGCGTTGAGTTTAAGTTTAGGTAGTGCGATTTCGCGGGCGGCTTTGTAGTCAGTCACAAACGCATCTAACGAGGCGGCGAGCTTGTCGGTGTAGTCATCCCACTGGACTAGGACGTGATGCGGCTTCATGCCGGGGAAGTGGCTCCAAAAATGCCACTCAGTTAAGCCGGTGACGGCCATTGAGCCATGCACCTGTTGACGATAATCGTCTGGCAATCCGCCGTCCAAAACATAGCCGATATGAGTCTTTGGCGACGGGCATTTGATTTCTAGGCCCGCCATGTAAACGCCTTCCGCGTCCACGATTAAGCCGTCTGGCGAGCACCCGCTAATGCCATCGTCACGGATGCAAAAACCAACCTCCTCCACGGTCAGCCCCGTTGCCTCGCAAAATGCGCGGCGGGCTTCCGGCTCCAAGTCGTTACCGCGTTGCATCTCGGCAGACTTGAAACCGTACTGCCAATCAGGGCAGAAGGTCTGCCCGATTAGCTCGCGGATGTAGCCTTTCGCTGATTTGCTCAAATCGCCTTTCGCGGCGGTGATGATGTCGGAGAAACGGGAGGCAGTCGGTCGGCCAACCCGAGCGGCTAACCAAGCATCAGTTCCTTGCGTGAGTTCTTTGATTACCTTCATGTTATTTGATCTCCTACCCTACGTTATTTTCGACTAGCATATTTGCAAACGGGTCAAGCGGCTCAGCGAGTGCAACCGTGTCCCGCTTCGTCGTCGCCTTGGCTTCGACTTCGATCACATCGTCGTCATTCTCGGCGGCGTCGCGCACTTCGGGCGAGAGCGGTAGCCACTTAGACAAACGGCGAAATGCCGTTTTCTTGGCCATCTCGCTAAAGTCCGTCACCCAAGGGCCGGAACTGCCAGCGCGTGAACGCTTGCGGATCGCTTCGACCTCCTCCCGGTGCATTACCTCGCTTTTAGTCGTGCCGTCCTTGAACTTGCAGAGCGCATAAAAAGCGTATGCCTCGCCACGGGGCTTGCGCATGTCAATCGTGTGTTTTTTAATCTCCCCCATATCCCACTCGAAAACGTCGTTTTCACAGACGGCGTCGGCGTGGATGTAGGAGACAAGGCCGGAACGCATGACCAGCTCAGCGAGACCCTTGTAGTCGATGATGAGCGTGCATTGATCCTTGTAGGGGATCAAGTGGGCGCGGCGACCATCAGGCTCAAGTCCGTATTGGGCCAACTGAAGTAGGCAGTTGAGCAAGCTCCCTTGCGTGCACTCGGCCAGCTTTGGCGTTTTAAGCATCGCCGTGACCGCTACCCGAACGAATCGCTCAGGCGTGAGAATCTTTGGCAAAACCTTGGCGATTTGCTCGGCGAATTTGGGCGACTCGATTTGATCTCGGATCGTCGCGGGCTTCGGCTTAGCAACGGCGGGCGCACTTGGCGCGGCTTGCGTGACTGTCGTTTGTGTGTTTTCGCTCATGTTTTTATTTCCTATCGTTATTTTTAACCCCTCCCCCTTACTCGACGGGATTAAACCCGTGACGTTGCCCGAATCGCACCAGCGCGGCGACAATATCGCCAGGCCTTGCAATCGGCTTAACCTCGTGGCGTTGCTTGCGCCATGCGCTCACCTGTTCGCCAATCTTGGCCGGAACGGTCGCGCTTACCTGTACTCGCTTTCGTCCGTCAGGGTCAAGGGTCGGATGCCCGCATTTCTTAAAAGCGCCGGACACCATTTGGCGTCCTTCCGCTGTTTTTCCGTGTAAATCATCGCTCATTTTATGTCCTTGGTTGTTGGTTTCTCTAACGAAATTTGAACCCCTCCCGCCGCTTGGTATCTCCGTGCTTTATCGCGTTTCCAATGTGACAAAACGGTTCAAGCGGTCGGTGGGGTAAGTGGTTTTTATCGCATGGCCCCCGCAAAAACGTAGGCCATGAAAAGTGATGAAGCGATGACTAGCGCCGCGTTTGCCAGCCATTGCGGCCATTCTGCGCGCTTTTTCTGCGCAAATCGGCCAGTGAGTCCGTGATTGGTGTTCATTGGCTTAAAATCGACTTGTTTTTGTTTTGGCCATAGATCGAGATGAAATTGGCCATGATCTCAGAAACCGCGTCAAACGGCTCCTCGGTTTCAAGCTCCTCCCCCTCTGACTCGGCTTCAATGTCGGCCTCAATCCGCATCTCGGCCAGCTCCCATTGGCGCTCGCCCTCGGGACATCCGATTAAATGATGCCCGAAACATCCGCATTCGCTACACTGACTCGCTCGCTTGCTCGTTGGCTTATTCATCGTCTTCTCCTTCGTTGGTTTCGTATTCTTCGTTTTCGGACTCCTCCCCGTCATCCGGCGTCTCAGGGCAGTTGGTAAAATGATTCCCGTGCGTTCCTCCGCACTCCGAGCAGCGATTAAAGCGGCTCATTTAGCGTCCTCCTCAATCGGATGCCAGCTAATCGAGTTCTCAACCGCCAACTCCACAAACTTAGCGATTTTATCGCAGCTAATCGGTTCGCCACTTTCCGTCATCGCGCCTAGAGCTCCGACTAAATAGTTAAACGCGCACGCTTGGCGCTTATAACCGCTTAACACCACGCGCTTGATGCGCTTAGATTCTTCTGACATTTTCATAATATTTTCAGGTTAGATGGAGCCGCCGGATAATTCCAGAGGCTCTAACTAACCGCCCAGTTAAGGGCGGAAGGTAAAGGGAGATCGGATTTTCTCTTCATCTCCCGGACTTGACTGTCAAAAATCTCGCCAGCTTTCGTCACCGTTTCCGGCTCGTCTCGCTTTCGATGTCACAAATAAGGCATTCATATTTATTTATTACCAGACAATTCTTATTTATTTATTCGGCGCTTTTGCAAGTGCCCACAAAACCAACGCCTTACGAGTATTTATTTATTCCCAAAATTGCCCCGTAATGAGTTAATAAATACGAATCACCACTTGCGCAGGCTTAAACGTATTACTTGCGCGGATACACTTTAGGCTTGACACGTTGCCTCTCATGCCCCCTAGAATCCAACCGTAGGGCGGAGGCTACCACGGCTTAACCCTTGCCAATCGCCCCAGAAAACGCACGCTCACCACCGAAAACCATGAGTTACACGAAAACCGATAAAACCCCAATTTACCACGACATTTGCACGCTTGTAGCTTGCGGCATGAGCATACGCAAAGCAGTAACCGCCAAGGGCATAAGTAGCGAGACGTTTTACGAGGAGCTTACAAAAAACGACGACCTTGCGAAACGATACGCGCAGGCGCGTGAAAAGCGGGCTGATGCAAGGGCTGAATCCATCGACGATCTGTGTGCAAAGGTGATTAGCGGCGAGATTGACCCCAACGCGGCCCGAGTGGCGATGGATGCGCAGAAGTGGCTAACGGCCCGTGAAAATCCTAAACGATACGGCGAGAAGCTCGACGTTACGGGCGTGCCTGCTAACTCGGTCAACGTGTTACTCAGCACACGGGACAAGCTGAAGCGGCTGAAGCGTGCGAAGGAGGAGGCGGACGCGCCCGCAGCGATTGAGGAGGGCGGCGCATGAGCAAGATTGAGAGCGGGTGGATCGTGGACGTTTTGGAGCTTGAGGGCGACCGCTACGAGGCGGAGCAGTCGTTTTACACGGACGACTTGACCACTGCGCGGACGTTGGCCGATACGATTGCGCTAGGCATTGCGTCGGTGACTGGCATACCTGCGCACGTTGTCCGCGTGAGGCCCGCAGAGGTGGAGATTGTGCATGAGTGACCACGGCGAGCCATTGAGCTTTTGGGAGTTTTTTAGCGAGGCTTTTGTCCCGCTAAATAACCTGGCGCTGCCGATCAAGCCCGCGCATCGGGAAGTTTGCGACGCGTTGCAGGACGCGGTTTACGGGTTTCTCGGCAGGCAGTTTGTCGTTGTCAACATTCCTCCGCGCATCGGGAAAACTAAGATTTTGGAAGCGCTGACGTGCTGGCAGATTGGCGAGTTTTCGGACTCACAAGTGATTTTGACGAGCTATTCGGCCGACATGGCGGAAACCTCGCTGCGCTACGTTCGCCGCGTGCTCGCGGAGCCGTGGTATATTGAGCTTTACGGCGATTTGTCGGGGGCGGTGGCACGTTCGGACGTTGTGACGATCAAAGGCGGCGGGAACGTGTACGCCGTGGGCAGCGGCGGCACGATCACGGGCAAAGGCGCTGGCTTAAAGCGCAAGGCTGGCGGGTTTATCTCGATCGACGATCCAGCTAAGCCGACGGAGGCTCTTTCCAAGGTCGAAAGCGAGAACGTGCGCACCTGGTTTGAGCTGACGCTAAAATCGCGGCGCAACTCTGACGAACATTGCCCGATCATCGTCTGCGCGCAGCGTCTCGCGCCAGACGACTTGTGTGGATACCTACTCGAAACGTATCCAAACGATTGCTACCACATTAAAATCCTCGCGTTGACGGAGGCAGGCGAATCGAATTTTCCCGAGACGTACAGCGCGGCAAATCTCATCGCCTCGCGCGAGAGCGAACAGTCGAACATCCGCTTCGGCTACTGGTCGCAGATGCAGCAGGAGCCGATTGCCATGGGCGGCAACATGATCCCCGTTGAAAAGCTCCACCGTTACGACCTAAGCACGGCGGGAAGCATCAAATGGGATCGGCGTATCATTTGCGTGGACACGGCCCTGAAAACTAAGGAGTGCAACGATTACAGCGTGCTCCAATTGTGGGGACGCTCTCAAAACCGCGCCTTTCTCATAGACCAAATGCGCGGAAAATGGGAATCGCCGGAGCTGCTCACCAACTCGCTGGCATTTTGGGCCAAACACACGAAGGACGCCAACGCGCCGCGCCCTCGATTCGTCATCGAGGAAAAGGCGGCAGGCACCGGCCTTGTGCAACAAATGCGCCGCGAGGGCGTGCCGGTCGAAGGCATCGAGCGCAACATCGACAAGGTTACCCGTGTCCATGAAATTCTGCC